ATAAAATAAACACCCGTCGCAAGCCCTGTTCCCGTAACCGCTGTTGATGCATTCAAAAACGTATATATAGCCTGTTCAATACTGTTACTTGCCACGCTGCAGTCCCTCTCTTATAAGCTTCTCAAACAGTTTTGTAACTGCCTTTCTGCTTCGCCTCAGCGCCGGACGCAAAAACGGCCTTGCCATCATTTTGACAGTTCCGTATTCATGATACGGCGCATACTCTACGGCGCTCCCGATATCAACACTATACTCGGTATTCGGCTCGCTTATCTTATCGTCTGCTGCTGCCGGGGCGCCAACGCGTGAGCCGCCATTATGTGTCTGATAGGTAATAGAACCTATCAGTCGCCCGGTGTCTTTAATCTCTTGTCGTTTAGCATTCTTTAGCGCTTCGCCTTCTATATGTATACCTGCGCTCTCGGTAAACCGGTCTATAATTGAATCGAAAGCTTTGTTATAGTTTTTCTCTCCAACTGTGTTTTTTATTACCTCAATATTCATACGCTATCGCTCTTTAGAAATACAAGCTTATGGTGTCCCATGGAAAATGTGTCCTTAACAAACTGCACAGTATAGTTCTTGCTCTGATACTCTATGATACTATCGTTAGTCACCGGTACCGTAGAGGCGCAGAATAGTTTATAGTCGGCAAACGTATATTGCTTGTCAGCCGACAATCGTTCAGAGCCTCGTGCGGGGTTCACTGCGCCTGTATATGCTGTGCCTGTCGACAAACTCGGTTCACTCCCCCACCCTGTAGAAGTTGTCCGAGTTTTTATGATAAAAATATTATTGTAATAATCCTCTATCATGACATCCTTGCCTTGACATAACCTGCGCTTTTAAGACCGTTTATTATAGATTGCGGGTAACCATACGTACCATCGGCATACGTTATTGAATAATCGTCTATGCTCTCGCTTTTAGCAATATTCCCCTTAGCCTTGTTAATTTTATGCCATACCATTTGCGCGTAGTACGGTTTTAAGGCCTCCGGCCATTTCACTTGTGCAACCGTTACATATTCACCGGTTGACTCGGCAATAACACCGCCGCTTGTCGCGAGTGTAAGCACCCCGGAAGATACGGATGCAAGTTCATAGTGCCCGTCGTTATGCCGTGAGCCGTGGATTACTATGTCACGGCTTGCCACAAAAGAAGCATCGTCTACCGTGTCTTTAAACTCCGCACTTCCCTGTTTTATTTTATCGCCGTCCCCTGTGGATTCAGTTATCGCTATATCCGTGCCTTTGACATACACTTTGCGAAGGAAAAAACTATTGTTGCATACATCAACAAGATCATCCTGGACAATCGGACGTAGGAGGTTTATCCGTGCATCGTAGTTAGTAGAGGATATCCCTAACAGTGTTTTTATCTCTGCTCTTGTAGCTATCATTTATTCATCCTGATAATAAGATAGATTCCAGCTCATTTTTGTGCCGTCTGTTGTCGGACTGTAGTAGAACCCATACGTATTGCTTGATGCCAAAATAAATTTCATTTTTCGCCCAGCTTCAAATCCAATACTAAACTTCCGCCCGCTCCCAGGGACATACTCGTTAACTAACGTTGTGCCGAACTCTCTCACAGCAGCCCCTGTTGAGCTCAATTCAGGATTCAGCGAAAATGCGGCGCCACTCCCTACAAGCACGGAGTCTTTGTAGTTTCTTGCATTCAAAGCCGTCCCCGTAGAGGCCGTTGCAGTAGACGAAAACACCGGATTCCTGAAAAGCTTAAACTCTCCGCTCCCGGCAGTCCGCAACGTAGCAAACAGGTGCATTTCGGCACTCGGTTTAATATGTACAAATGACCATCCTGTCGATTGCGCAACTGTATCAATCGTCGATACTACATATGTTTTGCCATCCTGTATATAAATATCATCAACCGTCATCGACCCTTGGACGCCTTTATTTTTCGATTCATATATATTACTCATTTATTGCCCCTTGCTTTAATAGCCCGCCCTTGCTCGGCGGCCCTCTCCCGTGCGGCTTCGCGGCCTTGAGAATCGCCCGGCGCGTAGGTGTAGCACGTCCCGCTCTCTCCCCATTTATAACCAGGCTTCCCGTTTTTAACGCATCGCTGCACTGGCATATACTACCTCTCATACATCCCAAGAATAAACTTTCCATTCTCTATCGCTCCCGTATACTGCTGTATTACTGCATCAATCTGCGCTTTCTGTTGCTCCAACTGTGCTTTTTCATTCTGTAGGTCTTTCTGCCGGTATTTTAGCCTTTCCTCCCCAGGTGAATACTCTTCGTACCCGTACAGTTTGGTTGCTTTAAGCATATCGGCTGCTGGCGGGATATAAACTTTAATCCCCATCCCCTCGGCAAGCCCAAGAAAATATTCACAGCTCGGCATCTCATCGGCGTACTCGGAAGTCGTCACCATGTGTACCCCGTAGAAGCTGATCTCTTTGTATCCCTCTTCTATTGCTAACGCTATAATCCAACTAATCGAGTTAGTCATATAATCGCGGTATTTGTTGAGGATAGTTCCTATCGGATACGGTATACTATTCGGTACTTCAGGGTTGTGCTTCTGCATATACACCGGCACCCCGCGCTCATTCATGAGCGGTATACGGCTTTGAAAGTTCTTCCATCTACGATCGCAGTGTAACTCGAATATTCGTGTTACCCTTTTTACCGTCTGCTTACCGTGTGTTATCGCTGATGAGACCGTCCAAATATCATAACTCTCATCATGAAACGGTGCATCTTTCATCGTGTTAGCTGTGCCTAAAATAACCAACTTGTCATTCTTACGCTCTTTTCTATTCTTCTCAATTAGTTTTTCCTCGGTCGGTCCCTTATAGCCCGTCCAACCTTTTTGAACTTTCCGAACAAGTGCGTCAACCGCCCTCGCTCCGGGGTAGTTCCTGTCATACACCCATTCCGTGTCTCGTAACACCGCAGGTTTTTGCGGTTTCTGTTGTTCAGTTTGAACCTCGTTAGTTTCAACCTGTTTAGTCATTTTATCTCCTTTCAAAATATGACGGGGCCGGAGCCCCGCCGTTAAAGTTTATGCTCCGTAAGTGCTGTAAGCTCCCGGGAGCCCAAATGCTTCAAGTCTTGCTATAGCGACTTTCGATCCTCCTGTCGTTGCTTTAATGTTAAACCTAAACCCATCAACACCGCCGCCGGTCGTCCTGAATCGCGCGGATTCAAAAGGGCCAAGTATTTTGACAGAATTTGTGCTGCCTATTGTAGCACCTGTTTCGCCGGAAGAATCAACAACTAACGTTACAGCTCCCTGCCCGCTTAATACACCCCAAGTAGACTGTCGGTAGGTAATCGTCGCTGTTGCGCTCGACCCAAGGGTATCTAAGACAAGGAAGAATTTGCTAAAATCTTTAAGACCATCAGTTGTCGGAACGACAAAAGTTGTTCCCGCGGTACTTACCGTAGCAGCTGGTGTCGCTTTCCGCTTCGTGTCATATATCGTATTTAGCGATAGTTTATTGAAATTTACTTTAGTAGCAGCCATATCTTTACTCCTTTATTATCCAGCGTAGCAGTACAGTGTGCCGAGTGCTGCCGGTTTTACAACCTTAGAACCATACAAGTACAATCCTTTGACAGCGTCAGCAAACCAGTTTTCTGGCCTGTACGCCTCAACTTTATTGATCTGCGATGCATGAGTTATCGCATCGTTAGTCCCGAACATTACTCGATAATGAGTTGAACCCTGTGACACGTTATTACTCATGTAAAAATTAAAACCTAACGCGCTACCAATCTTGCCTGTTTTTAGTGCACCGCTGTTAGGGTCATCAAGATAATGCCCGCCGGTTAAAACGTGTGCCTGCGTCAGTCGTCTCATAAATAAAACGTGTGCCTGCGTCAGTCGTCTCATAAACCACGGCGGCACAACCATCCATCGGCCATCGCCAGGAACGTTGCGCTTATCCATCTCTTCGCCCATATCAAGCACGTACTCTGCTATATTAGTCGATGATACCTCCATAGCCGCGCCAGTCGAACCGTTACCTGTAGACGTGGTGTACCCATGCTCGCTGTATAGTCCTGCTAGGTGCTGATCGACAACATTTGCAACCGCAACACCAGCTTTGCGCATAGCTTCATCCATGACGCCAGGTGTTGCTTGCATCTTGTCAATATCCTCAACGCGGAATTTGAACGCCTTGGCTTGATCGATAGTGAGCGTAAGCCCAGCATCTGATAACTGCCCCGGTGTCCCTAATCCGGTTGACCCGTAATCACTTATAGAAATATCTCCGATCTGGTTGATTTTGACCGAATCGCCCATCTGCGAAATCTCGCCCTCGTAGTTTCTGTTTACAAGGCTTGAAAACACAA